CCACACCCGATCCTGGATCGGGATCTGCTCGGCCTCGGCGACCTCGCGGATGGTCAGGCCCTCGGGCGGGATGAGTTCGTGGATTCGATCGGCCGGGTAATCGTCGCACGGCCCGGCCACAAGGACTGATTCGCGGGTGACTAGGATTTGGGTCATCTCACTCTCCCAGTAGCAAATCGGCGCCATCTATGATCCGCGATGCCCGCCGCTCGGCGGCCCTGAGCTCAGCTACTGCGTAGCGCAGGTGATTACCGGCTGCCCGGGCCGATGCTGCGGCCTGGTCGGCGCCCTCGGCCCGGGACCTGTCCCGCAGCTCAATAAGGGCACCAATCAGCGTGGCCTCGCGGTCCTCCTCCGCTGCGTACTCGACCTCACGATAGATGCGTCGGGCCAGCCCCACGATCTCGCCGGTAGGATCGACCCTCTCCCGGCCATAGGCCGCGCCCAGCAATACCCACGGCTTTTCTTTTTTCGTTTTTGTCATGTATTACAGCTAGCATGGTCGACAGAGAAGTCAAAAGAAATCGTCCAAAACCCGGGGCCTGGTGGCCCCGGCCTAGGAGCGGACCGACGGAGCAAAATAGCGAATTAATACAACACGGCCAGCCGGCTTCAATAGCAGCGTGGCGTTCAGGAGTATTTTACTCGAGGAAGTATTTTGTCAAGGAGCATTTTACTTCAGGAGTATTTTACTTCTAAACTCGTAAGTACTTGAAATCATTGAGAATTATCACATTTGATACTTTACCGAGGTTCAGACCGGTTTTTGCAAGTGTACTGTATTAACTGCTCGGCGCAGACAGGCCAATCGCGACAGGCTGCGCAGCACAAATCATGCCAGATCATCTTCTTTTAATACAAATACAGTCTAGAAACTTCAGTAGAGGAGTGAATGTGCAAAGTCCCACAAAGTACAACCCTGGGGACTAAACACGTTCACTCCGATAAGCGTAATGGGGGCGTGCGGGATCGGGATACTGGGGACATTGCATCTTGCGCCGGCCTGCCCACCCGTGGTAGACTTTCAGCCATGACTCCGATCGAGACTGCGTGCTTCGAGCAGGCCCGCCGGAACTGGCGTACCTTACGGCGCAAGTACCGCGACCTTCCGGCCAATCGACGCAAGCGCCTGAAGGCCAAGCGCGACTTCTGGCGGACCGACTACCGGACGGGCCTGGCCTTACTGAAGTGCCTGGTCATGCACGGTCGCCCGGTCGTGGCCGTGCCCCTGTTACCGACGGAACGACGGACGACGGCGTGGCAGCTCTGGGTCCTGCAGGCCGAGGCCGATCTGGAGTCCAAGACTCTGCTTCCAGAGCTTCAAGCCGATTACCGTGAGTGTCTCCAGATCGCCCGGGCGGTCGTCAGGGTCGGTCTGGAACTCGAGTCCTACGGGTTGGATCCGGCGGAGGATTATGACCTCCGTCCCCCGACAGCCCTCTGGGTCGTGCGGGGGCTTCGTCGGTACCGGCTGGCGCACGGTCGCCCTACCGACGACTTGGACGAAACCTGCGCCATGCACAAGCGTGTCCGGCTGCTCGCGCGCCAGCGCCACACGGCCAAGCTCGGTCCTGGGGAGGTGGCCGAGCGCAAGGCAGCCGAGCGGCTGCGCCGGGAACACGCCCGGTGCGCCCGCCCCGAAGGCGTCCTGCGCGACGAGCAGGGGGTGCCGGAGCTGCCGCCGTGGCCTGTCGAGCTGACTAGGGACTCGTTAACGCAGTACCTGCAGATGGCCGACGCGACGGCCACGGAGTGCTATTACATGCCGTGGCCCCAGCCCGAAGCCGCGGTCACGAGGTATCAGTTTCTGCAGGCCGTCCGGCAGGAAGCTTGGCTTCTGCTCGAAGCCCTCTCCACGCCCCCCGCGCCCCCGAAGCCCAGCCCCAGGCCGCCGCCACGGGAGGACACTCCTGTCCAGGTGTGGGCGCGGGCGTACCGCGGGCCGTCCTGGACGGACACAGACGGGGTGCGGTGGATTCCGGCGTGGTGCATTCCGTACTTCCGGCAGCGCGAGCGCCAAATCAGGCGGATTGGCTACAAGGCCGTGCTACGGGCTGACGAGAACCCTCTGGGGTTGGCTGGGCATTTCTGGGGGTTCGACCTTGCGACCGCCACAACGCCGTGATAAGTAGTACCCATCGTGACCGAGTACACAAGCGCTGAAATCACCGTCGCCGGGCAGAAGCTCTACCTGGACGGCAATTCCAAAATCACCCGTGAAAACGGGTCCTACGCCTCTCCTGCGCCGAACGCGCTATCCCTGCCTCACGTCAGCTCGTGTCCGGGGGCTACTCCGACCTGTGCCAGGACCTGCTACGTGCACGGACTGCGTGACGCGGCGCCGGAGATCTGGACGAAGTACGCCGAAAATCGCCGGGCTGTCGAGGTCCTGGCTGAGTCTTGGGCTGGCATCGGGGAGCTGGCCGATTGGATTAGGGTGAATTGCCAAGGGGGGTTCAGGTGGCACGTTTCTGGCGATGTATTCTCGGAGGGTTACGCCGAGTGGCTGACCTCCGTCAGCAACGCCTCGCAGGTGCCGTGCTGGCTGTATACCAGGTCGCTCCACTGGGTCCCTAGGTTGGCCAGGGCGGCCGGCCTGGTGGTGAATGTGTCCTGCGATCGGGACAACTACGAGGCCGCCAAGGAGATCGCCCTTTGCCACGGGCTTAGGCTGTGCTACCTCAGCCTGGGGGAGGTGCCTGCAGATCTGCCTTCTGGGGCTGTCATTTTCCCTGACTACCAGATTCGCGCCAAGACTCGGAAGGGCGAAGCGTGGTGGCAGGGGCTCGCTCCCGAGCGTCGGCGGCAGGTCTGTCCGGCAGATTTCTTCGGCCAATCGGCCACCCGACGGTGCGGACCGTGTGCAAAATGCCTTACTTGACACCTGATCAGTGGTTCTGGGTGTGCTGCGCGGTGATAATACTGCTGGCGGGCCTCTCTGGCCCGAAGCCGCCGCTGCGTCCACCGGGGGTGTGGGCGTGATTGGGGACCTCGCCGCCCGACTCGGGGTTTCCGAGAGCACAGTGCTGCACGTTCTGGTCCGGCTAGCCGAACGCGAAACCAAGGACTGCTGGGTTGACGTTGGGGGGCTTCGGGGCACTTGCCGGGGCGATCAGGTGGTGCTAGAACGGTATTTGACGGTGGAGTGCTCACCGGGGCAGATTCTGGCCGGAGAAACGTGAGGAGATACTCGTGATAATACTGGCAATAGCTGTACTGGTGCCTTTGGCGGCGGGTATGCTGCTCGGGCTGACATTGGGCGTAGCACAAGTCTTTTTTGGGAGGCCATCATGACCACTCAGATCGGCCACGCAATCGACGTCAGCCACTGGCAGGCGCGGATCCCGGAGGGCACGGACACCCCGCACCGGTCGTGGTGGACGACGGCGTGCATCGTGCGAGGGGCCTACGGGGCTCAGGCCGATGTCCGCGTCGAACGCCACTTCGACCAGGCACGCCGGATGCGATTTGATCATGTAGGCCTCTACTTTTTCTGGCGCTACTACCTACCGCTTGAGCCGCAATTAAGTCGTTGGGTGAGAGTTGCGCGCGAGGTCGGACTTGGGTCTCGAAGCGCCGACCTGGTGCCGATCATCGACGTCGAATCGGAGGCAGGGCATCCGCGGTTGACGGGCACTGAGCGAGGGCTGCTTTGGGATGCTTTGCGTTGCCTTCAAATAGACTTCAGCGCGACGCCGATGGTCTACCTTTCCGAGTCTGGATTCGCCGAGCTCGGGAAACCTGCCTGGCTCCGGCGACTACCCCTCTGGTGGGCCGACTACACGGGCGATGCTAGGTATCCGGGGGGCGCGGACGTGCGCATGCGCCAGCACCGAGTCGCTCCGTGGGCGGGCCCCATATCGCCCCCGGGGTTTGCCCCAGGCCCGGGAGCGATCGACCAGTCGCAGATTTTCAAGCCCCTGCCCACGTTCGGAGGCCACTCGTGACCGACTCGACCGGTAGCGCGATCATCGCCTGGTTGCTGGCGACGGTCCCACGCCCCGCGGGGGTGCGCTCGTGGGCGATTGCGTTCGAGTTGTGCGGTGAACAGCTTTCAATTCAGCTACTGCTGCAAAAGGAGAAGACCAATGAATGACGTTATTACCCTCTACGACTCCCGTGCCTGGTACCCGCTCGTCGGGGCCGTGGTTACCCTCCTTCTGGCCGGTTGGAAGCGCTTTGGCCCGGACCGGTTAGTCGGTATCTTGCCATCAAGGTGGCAGTGGGTGCCGGCGGTGACAATCCCGGCCCTGGGCGCGTTCGCCGATGCCCAGTCATCCGGCGAGTCATGGTCGGCTGCGGTAGGTATGATGGCCTACGCGGCGGTGTCCGCCGGCATGGCCGCAGTAGGCATTCACCATACGCTCAAGAGGGTGGTCAACCCCTGATTGCGTGCTACCATGCAGTACTGCTATGAAAACACTTGACCTAGACACCCTCATCATTGAGTACTCTCACTCCGGCGTGACCGGCGTGCGCCTTCCGAGCGATCGACCGGGCGACTCGTCCCTCCACCCGGTCATCGAGGAAGTCTTGATGAATTCGCCGGAGCTGGACCAATTGGTCTGGGAGTCCGAGGACTGTGGGGACCCGCAGGAGCTGGACTTCGAGGCTGACTGATGAAACAGCCATGGGACCAGCGGCTGAGCGAATCAGATTCGGAGTACCGGGCGTTCGACCGGTGGTTGAAGACCGCCCCTCGCCCGCTGCCCTCCGAGTCAGCGCTGGCCGTGCGACATGGGTGGGCCGAGCGGGCCTCGGCCTTTGATTTGGTGATGGCCACGCCGGAGGACCCGGGGCAGTGCCTGGCTGAGCTCGTCGATACGGCCCTTCGAGGAGGGCTGATTGAGGCCCGCCGGTGGTACCTCCAGGTTCTGCAGAGCAACGAACCGGTCGACCCAAAGAATTTCTTGAAGGTGATTGAAACGGTGGCCCGGGTGAAGGAAGTTGCCGATGCCGGGCGTCGTAACGAGGCGCCTGATTACTCGGACTTGACCGATGACGAACTGTGGGTCATCATCGAAGCGGCGAAATTGGGCCAGAAGAAAGGGCTGCTACCGTGAAAGCGTTCATCGATTTCGAGACGACAGGTTTGGACCCTCAGACCGACCGGCCACTGGAATTCGCGCTGGTGTTGACGGACGATGCGCTGGTCATCCGGTACGAACGGACGTTCCTGTTCCGGTGGTCGGCCGAGCAGGTTGAGCAATTTTACGCGGACTGCCACGAGCGAGTGGCCGAAATGCATGAGAAAAACGGGCTGTGGGAGGACCTTTTGGCCGGATCCGAGACCTCGATACCGATCGCGGCCTTCGAGGCGACGCTGCACGCGATGCTCGATCATTGCGCGACACTCGGGCCTCTGCGCAGCACTGAAATTGCCGGTTTTAACCCGTTTTTCGACCGAAAGTGGCTAGAAGTCCTGGCTCCCACAGCTGTGGCTCGGCTGCATTACAGGAGCTACGATGTGAGCACCCTACGTACCACGGTGTGGGACGTCTACCGGGCTCGGGACGAGCCGCCAGTGCCCCATCGGTCACTGGGGGACTGTCACTCGGCCATAGAGTACGCCCGGAGGTTCCGGTCGGATTGGTTGGTGCCGTTCTGATGCCCGACCAAATCCTTCTGCATGCCGATGCCAGAACAGTCGTCTCACCAGCCGACTGTCAGGAATTTCACGCGCTGCTGACCGATCCGCCGTACTCGCCTGAGACCCACGCCAAGCCGGTCAGCTGTTCGCGGATTCGAGGGGCGACGGAGAGGGACTTCGGCTTTGCGCCGCTGGACACGGATTTGTTAGAGTATTTGGCCGCGTGCGCCGCGCAGGTGGCCGGTTGGGCGGTCATGTACTCGGACCTCGAGTCGGCAGCGGACCTGGCGCGTGCGTGTGAAGGCGCCGGAGCCGAGCGCGTCAGAATGATCCCGTGGGTGCGCTGGTCGATGCCCCAGCTATCCGCCGATCGCCCGCCGCAGGGGGCCGAAATGCTGGTCTTGCTGCACGGGCAGGATGTAGGCTCAAGGGGAGGCCGGAAGCCCCGTCCGAAGAGCTGGTACGGTCCTGGGTGGCTGACGCACTTGGCGCACGGGTGTATGCGTGGCCACGACAAGCATCCGACCGAGAAGCCGCTCGATCAGTCGCTCGATCTGGTGCATTGGTTCACGACCCCGGGCGAGACGGTTTTCGATCCGTGCGCCGGCCGGGGCGGGCTTGGGGTCGCGTGCGCGTTGCTGGGGCGGGGGTATGTCGGCTGCGAAATCCAGGCAGAGCACGCTGTAATCGGGCAGGAGCGAATTCGACTCGCCCGGTCGAAGGTCCTGAGCACCCGTGACGACGATCGCGTCGAACGGTGGTCGGCATCCGTGCAGGAGCGCATCCTGAAGGCCGAGGGCATCTTGGCAGACGAGCAGGCCAAGATAGGGCGCTGGCAGTTGAAGCATCCGGGCGAGCCTGTACCGGATAGGCTGACGCCCTCCGTGCAGAACATCAGGTGCCTGGACGCCATGCGTCGGGACCTGCTCATGGTGACTGAGTGAGAGTCCCTTCTGTCGAGGAGCACGGGCAGGCCGTCCGGGAGATCGTCCGGCGGGAAGGGTTCATGTCGTTCATCGAGATCTTCTGGGCGATCATTGAAGCCGGTCCGTTGATTAAATCCTGGCACATTGAAGCCATCGCCGAAGTACTCCAGGCGGTCGACCAGGGGCAGATCAAAAAACTCGTGATCAATCAGCCGCCGTCGACCTCAAAGAGTACCCTGGTGTCGGTCATGTGGCCGGCGTATTGCTGGACCCTGGATCCGACGCTGTGGTGGATCACGACGGGCTTTGGCGCGGGGCTGGTGCTCCGCGATGCGGAGCGGATGCTCCAAATCGTGCAAAGTCCCCTGTACCGGGCCGCGTGGCCTGAAGTGGAAATCACCAAGCGCCGCCCGCCGGTTAGTCTGATCCAGACGACGGCGAAGGGGCGGCGCTACTCGGTGCAGCTAGGTGGTGAGATGACCGGCTGGCACGCCACTCGGGCCATTTTGGACGACCCGATCAAACCGTCCGAAGCCGCGGCAATTACCGGTACGGCACTGGCCGAGACCAACGCTTTGATTTCCCAGACCTTGTCCTCCCGACTCCTCGAAGGCCCCAGGTCGGCGCTTGTGTGCATCATGCAGCGGCTGGCGGCCGGGGACCCGAGCGATCTGCTGCTCAACCAGGGCGCCGATCATCTGATGCTGCCAATGAGGTATGTCCCAGGCGCGTATTGGGACCGGGGGTGTCGTCTGGGCAAGCTCGACCCCCGGACCGAGCCAGGGGAGCTACTCTGCCCCGATCGGTACGACGAGCAGGCCGTGCAGGCGCTTGAGATTGGCCTGGAGACTCCTCAAGCCGTCGCCAGCCAGCACCAGCAAAATCCGACCCCGCAGTCGGGCGCGTTCTTCGAGGCCGGCTGGTTCAAATGGTACTCAGATCTGCCCGAAAGGGTACACTATGTACAGTCGTGGGACTTGGGGTTCAAGGGCAAACGGGGTGGCCGGAATGCAAGGGCCTCTCACAGCCGCGTCCACGGGGCGCTGTGGGCATACACCTCTAATCAGGAGTATTATTTGGTCGACGAAGTCATCGGCACCCTGAATTACCCGGAAACCAAGCGAGAATTCCAGGAGGTGCAATCTAGGGCCGGCTGGAATCGGGCCGAAGCCATTCTGGTCGAGGACAAGGCCAACGGGTCGGCCTTGATTGACGAGCTGAGGTCCGAATGTCCTCTGATCAAAGCCATCGAGCCGGATGGCAGTAAGGAAGACCGGGCTGCGAGGCATTCTGCGGTCTTCGAGGCCGGTCGGGTGTGGGTGCCTAATCGCCCGTGGGCCGAGGAATTCAAGACCGAGCTGATTAACTTCCCGAAGCAGGCCCACAATGACCGGGTAGATACTACTTCCCAGGCATTTGACTACATGAGGGACAAGACCAGGCGGTATGCTGCCGCCCTACATGGCCTTGCCGATGCCATGAAGGCGTGGTAGACTGGAGGCCATGCCCTTGACCGATCAGCAGGCCCTAATCCTGGATTCCTATGTCAATTCCCTGAAGGGTTTGGGCTCGCTGGCAACGTCGACCCCCAGGACCGTGTACTCGGCGGGCGAAGCCACGATCGAGTCCTACGCGCAGTTGTATGAGCATAACTGGCTGGCCAGACGGGTGGTGCAGATCTTCCCGGACGACGCACTGAGAGCCCGACCGGAGATCGAAGGCGTCGAGAAAGCCGAGGCCGATCGTATTTGGACAGAATACGACCGTCTGAATGCATCCTTGGTGTGCCCCCAAGGCGTGGTGGCCCAGGGGCTGTACCAGGGCAGGGCTTTGGGCGGGGCTGCGATTCTTCTGGGCTACAAGACCGGCCAACCAGAAGATCCCGCGCCGCCGGTTGGCAAGGGTACTCAGTGCTACTGGTGGGACGCCGTCCCATGGGCTGATTTGCAGGTCGTGCAGCGTGAAGATGACCGAAATCTGCCGGGGTATGGGCAGCCCCGGTTGTTGAAGGTCGCCGGCGAGCATTCCCGACGGGGCGAGGTCTTCCACGTCAGTCGGCTCGTGCCGTGCGAAGGGCTGCCTCGGGCAATCCCGCGGCAGAGCGACCTAACTCCGTGGCTCTCAGTCTTGCAGCCGGTCGGAGAGGCCCTTGAGGGCTACGGACTGGCCTGGGAGTCGGTGAATTTGCTACTACAGGAGGCCAGCGTCGGTGTGATGAAGATGGCCGGCATGATCCGGATGATCACCAGTCAGGACAGCACTTCAATCGAAGCTCGCCAGCGCTTCCTGACCGAGGGGCGGTCGGTCGCCAGAACGATCTTCCTTGACCCAGAGTTCGACGAGGAATTCACGCGGACCGAGGTTTCCTTCGCCGGGGTGCCGCAGATTCTGGAACAGCAGCAAATGCAGGTCTGTGGTGCGGCGCAGATCCCTGCCACCAGGCTTTTCGGGCGCAGTCCGGCCGGAGAGAATGCAACCGGCGAGTCGGACATGCGGATTTTCTACGACGAGGTCGCGGCCTACCGCCGCCGGGCCGTCCAGCCGAAGCAAACCAGGCTGCTGTCGGAGATCGCCGGCCGACCCGTACAGCTGAAGTATCCGCCGCTGAAGGCAATGACCGAGGCCGAACGGGCGACCTTGAGATTCAATTTCGCGCAGGCCGACGAGAAGTATTTTGACCTAGGGGTCGTTACCTCGGACGAAATACGGGCGTCCAGGGCGGCTGATGGCAGTCTTGGCGTGGACGTGGAGGCCGGCAGTGCCCCGACAGCCGCGCCAACCACGTAAGGTTCTACGGCCGGGACCGAGGGTGTCAGTCAAAGGGCAACCGTGTTCCGAGGTAGCCCTGGCGATAATGCTGCAGGTCTACACGGCCATGGTCGAGGAGACCTTCAGGGGCTGGATGCGCGAGCACGGCTTCGAGCCGATCGCTGACGCGGCCCCGCGGCCGAAGGTTATCGAAGCCACGGTCAAGGCCGCGGTTGGAGCGATCCGTCGGAATGTCGAAGTCGGCCTGCATAGGATCCCCAACGTCGATCCGAACCGCTTGAGCGGCAGTCCAGAACTGACGGCCGAATTCGAGGCCAGGAACGTGGCGCTGATCAAGACAGTCGGTGAGCAGACCAAGGCCAGCCTGCTGGCCACCCTGAAGGCCAATCGTGGCCTGCACACCGAGGGGTTGATCGAGAAGCTCCAAGCAGTTTCTGGGGTCGAGCGATCCCGTGCCAGGCTCTGGGCTCGGGATCAGACGCTGAAGTTTCACTCGGCGCTGACTGAGGCCGCCCACCGTGAGGTCGGAATCGAGGAGTATGATTGGTCGACCGTCCACGACGGGAATGTCCGCTCGGGGCATTCGGCGTTGGACGGCCGGCGGTTCAGCTACGACGATCCTCCGGATACCGGACAGGGGCGTCGGCTGAATCCCGGGCAGGACTACCAGTGCCGGTGCGGTGCCGATCCGGTCCCGCCGTCGGTAGCCCACCGCCCCCGTCAGCCTGCCCCTCGCCCCCCGCGCGCCCCGCGCCCCCCGCGCCCCGCGCCGCCCGCGCCCCCCGCGCCGCCCGCAGCTCCGCCGCCGGTCATGATGGCGCAAAAGCGTCTCGATGCCAGCCAATTAGTCGCGACTGAGGTGCCGGATGAAGTGCTCGACGTGGTCGCAGTTGCATTTTCAGGCGATAATGCAGCTATTTTGCGCCGGCGCCGGCCGAACGTAGCTGCAATCAAGGGGCCGCTGCCGGGAGAACATCCGCTGGCTAACGGCATTTGCACGTCAGATGGCATGATCCAGGTGAGAACGGATTTCATTAGAACTACAGATCACGACGCTATTCCGGGCAACTACAAGGACCTCTTACCAGGCCGCGAGGCCCAATTCCGAGCGCTAGTCCTGCACGAACTGGGGCATCATGTACAATTTTCGTTCCTGAGAGAGGTCGACGACCTTATTTCGAGGGCCTTCCAGCGCACTGGCTTGCAATCCGTGAGCCGGTACGCTCGACAGTCCCACTGGGAGTACTGGGCGGAGACTTTTTCGGCTTACTGGACGGATCGGGCGTATTTGCAACGAACAGATCCGGCAGGACTAGAATTGGTTGAGACCGTGTTAGCTGAGGCCCGAAAGGCCGCGTCATGAAGTACAGTGACATTTTGCAGATCGTTCAAGAGCTATTCTCGGAAGGCAAGCTTGATCTGCCGGCCTGGCAGGCGCTGGAAGCCCTGGCATTGCAGACTGCCGAGGTCCGAGCGGACGGCAGTTGGATTGAGGCCTTGCTTAATTTCAGGCCTGGTCGAGGGCTTGGCACGGCAGTTGCTTGACTCAATAATCGTGCCGTGCTAGACTTCGCACCGCATGATCGTTGATGCAGTCACTATCGACCCTGCCCGGATCCGAAAGGCCCCAGGCGGCGGGATCGTTATAGACGGCCGTGTAGGGCGATCTGGTATTCAGGAGTACAAGGCTCCTGACGGTCGGACAGTCAAGGTCTTGCGTCCGGTTGAGGAAGTCTTGGCCGCAGATTTCGACGGTGCTCCGCTGACAGTCGGGCATCCGCCCGGCGGCGTGACTCCGGCCAATTTTGCCGAGGTAAGCAAAGGGCATACCAAGGCCCGGGTCGGTGTCGAGAAAGTCCGCGGGCAGGTTTATCCGGTCCACGCACTGCAGGTCAACGACCGCGCGACGATCGAGCGTGTAATGTCCGGCGAACTTGCCGAGCTGTCCTGCTGCTACGATGCCACCCAAGATCCTACCCCCGGCGTGGCCGACGGGGAGGCCTACGACCTGGTCTTCAGGGCGTTGATTCCCAACCACATTGCACTCGGTCCAGCGGGCTTCGCCCGGGCCGGCCGTGATGCCAAACTTCTTGTCGCCGACGGCGCCACAGAGGAGACTGTGCTAATGAGCGCTCAAATTCTGCCCACCCGGATCGCCGATAACGGCGAGACCAAGGGCGATACCCACACCCTGGTCACGGATCTGATCGGCGAGGTCGCCAAGCTGCGCACTGAGCTGGCTACTGCTGTGCAGGCTGCAGACTCGGTCAAGGACGAGCTCGAAACGACCAGGGGCAAGCTGGTTGCCGCTGAAGCGGCGGTCGCCAAGGTGCCGACGCAGATCGCCGACGGGGTCCGTGAGGGGATCGCGTTCCGTGAATCGGCGCGGGCGGTGCTGGGCGCCGAGTATGTCTTCGACGGCAAGGACGAGGCCGCGATCAAGAGCGACGTGCGTGATGCCAAGGTCAAGGAGCTCGCCGCGCTGGACGACTCGATCCAGGTCGCCGATAGCGCGTCCGATGAATGGCTAGAAGGCGCGCTCGTCAGCGCAAGAAAGTTCGCCAAGCCGCACGATTTCAACGGCAGCAAGCCGCGAGTCGAGGACTCCAATCCTGCTGCTGGTGATTTCGCAGCGCACGTCCGTACACTGAGCACCAAGGCCTTTCGAGGAGAACTCTGATGACCCAATCCTTCGCTGAAGACGTCACGCCTCGAAGGGGCACCAAGGCGTCCGTCATGAATGTCGGCAGTCATTACACGCTCGATGCAGCGATGCCTGCCGGCGTGATCGTCGCGCCCGCGGCTGAGGGGCATTGCGTCCTGCCGTCCACGGCCGCTCTCGTCGCCAAGGCCCTTGGCGTGCTCGCTTACGATCCAGTCGTCGAGACGCCAACTTCCACGTCCTACGACTTCAATTCCGGTGAATGCGGCGAAGTCGTGGATGACGGCGCGATCTGGGTGGTGGCAGAATCGGGCCTCGCCGTTGGCGATCAGCCCTATTGCCGATTCGCGGCTGGCGCCGGTGGAAGTCAGCTCGGAGCAGTCCGAGCCGACGCTGACACGGCTTCCGCCGCCCTCCTGCCCAATGCCCGAGTCCTGGCCGTCACTACCGGCCTCGCCAAAGTCCGAGTTAACCTCCCGCACGGAGCTGCAGCATGACCCTGATTCTTGCCGACGAACTGCGCCATGTCACGCAGTCCCGCATCAAAAAGTTCCGGCCAAATCGATTCAGGTCGATTCTGCCGGTAGATTCCTCGGTCCCGACCTGGGCCGATACGGTCCAGCACAGCCAGATCAGCCTGTCCGGCGAAGACCCGGTCAGGGTTGGCAACGGGCCGGTCAAGAATCTGCCTCGTCCCACGATCAGCAAGGCCGACGCCTCGATTACGATCGTGAATTTCGGGCTGTCCTACGGCTACTCGAATCGCGAAATGGAGAAGGCTGAAAAGCAGGGTATTCGACTGTCAAGCGCGCTCGCTAGTGCGAATCAGCAAAAGGTCGAGAGATTCTTCGATGCTATCGCCGCCGGTGAGAAGCTTGCGACGCTCGGCACGCCCGGGTTGCTGAACGTGACAGGCATCACGCCCCAGACTGCAGCCCTCAAGGGCGGTGGTGCAACCACGGTCTGGACCGACGCGACGTTCGACGAAATCGTGTCGGACATTGCACAGTCGATTGAGCTCGTCAACACACAGACGCTCGAAAACATGATGGCCAATTTGGTCATCCTGCCACTGGCCAGCTACTGGCTGCTGACTCGCACTCTGCATTCGACCTCGTCTGTCAGCGCGCTGGCCCTGCTCAAGCAGATGTTCCCCGGCGTGAGGTTTGAGTCGTGGAATCGCCTCGCCACGGCCGACGCCGCAGGCACTGGGCCCCGGATGGTCACCATGGCTACTGGCGAAGACGTTGCTCGGATGATCATTCCCCAGGAACTCACTGACGACCAACCAATCCGCGTCCCCGGCGGCGTGGAAATCGCCCAATTCTGCTCGACCGCCGGTGTGCTGGTTGAGACCCCCGACGCAATCGTCTACACGGATGGTATCTGATGGCCCAATACACAGCACCCCCCTACCCCAACCCGCAGCTGACGTCGATTACGACCGCGACGGCTGAAATCGCGGCTGTCGCGGTCGACGTGGCCGCGCTCGAAACCGCCGTCGGTACCTACGAGGGCGCCGAAGATCTCGCTACGGACGTGGCCGCCGCCTTGGTTGACGTGGCCGCGCTCGAAACCGCCGTCGGTACCTACGAGGGCGCCGAAGATCTCGTGACGGACGTGGCCTCAGCGTTGACGCAGCTCGGCACGGCCGTCACGGTCAGCACCGAGACGGACGTTTGGGCGGCCCTCACGGCCCTCGAGACCAGAATCGCGACCCTCGAAGGCGCATGATGGCAGTGCACATGTTCCCCTCCGTAGCCACTCCGGCAGATCAGCTCAGGGCCTTGCAATCGCAGGTCGCGGATCTGAAGGAGCGTCTTGCTTCGATTGAGGCCATTCTGGACCCGCCCGCGCAGCCGAAAGTGAAGGCGAAGCGCTAATAGTGCCCAGCCCCGACCAGCCCCCGCGCGACGAGCCCGGGGGCTTTTCGGGCGTGACCTCCGCCGAATTCAAGATCCTGTTCCCGGCATTCGTTCCGACGAATGATGCATGGGTGACGGCTGCTCTTGCACAGGCAGAGGCCATGACGAGCGATGCATGGGACGCCAGCGTGAGGGACTACGCGGTCGGGTTGACCGCGGCCGCGGCGCTCGCTCGCTCGCCCCAAGGTAGGGCAGCCGGGCTAAAGGCGTCCGACGGCGCATCGACCTACTCACGCGAGCTGACGGAGCTCCGCAAGGGCGCTGCATGTTGTCTCTCGAGGGTCGTCTGATGGCACGGTCAAGGGTCACGGTCAAGCGGGCTCCCCTGCCGCGCGCGCCGAAGATCACGATTCGTGCCGGGATCATTGACGGCGAGAAGCGGTACGATGATGACGAATCCGTAGGGTCGATCGCGGAACAGCAGGAATTCGGGTTGGGCGTGCCGGAGCGCTCATGGCTGCGGGGGTGGTTTGACGAGCACTCCCCTGAGGTGAGAGCCCAAGCCGAGGCGTATCTGAGGGATGCCTTCGAGGGCCGTCGGACGTTTGAGGCTGCCGCGAAGTTGATTGCCATGCTAGCGGCTGCGTCGATTCAGCGCCGAATTCGTGGTGGCCAGGAGCTCCTTCCGATCACGTCGCCGGTTACCATTGCGCGCAAGCAGGCACGGGGCTTTCACCCACCCTACACGCCCTTGGTCGAGACCGGGCTACTCGTGTCGTCGATTGCCGGCGATTCGGAGGTCGTCGGATGACCGTCATGAGTGACATCCGAAGTGCCTTCAAGGCCGCGGTCGTCCTGGCCTCTGAGCTTGATTCCTCAGCGATTTGCTGGGGCGACGCTGAGGGCATTGCCGCGGATCCGGTGATTGTGTTGACACAGGTCACGAGCACGGAGTGCACGCCCTGGTGCGAGGAGCTCTCGGGCACCGGTGACCAGACCCGAGTACTCTCGCAGTGGAGGCAGATCACCTTCCAGGTGCGAGTCGAGACCGTCAACGGCGACCTGCTCTATGACGCCAGCGATTTGGCTCAGGAGACCTTGCTTGGACTTCATCGCATCGGGGCCAGGACCGCGCTTGCGGCGGCGGGGTACGGCGTGCTGGTTGATGCACCATCGGCAATCCGAGCCATGCACTACCGGTACGACGATCGCCTGGTGCACGCCTGGTCTTTCGACGCGATTGTTCGCGCTCGATTGACACGATCTGACCCGACCACGGTCGGCACCATTACCTCAGCCGAGGCTACCGGCGATCTGCTGAGCCCACCCAGTACGCACATCACAGTGGAGACCATCTCACCATGAGCACCAGCAACACCATTGTCGTCAATACGGTCGTACAGGATCGGGCGGTAGCCGTCGATTCCTTCGGCACACCTTTAATCCTCGCCTATCACGAAAATTTTGTCGGGGTCCGGTCCTACGGCGTGAGCGTCGCGGGCCTCACGGATCTGATTGCTGATGGCTTTTCGACGACCCACGACGTCTACCGCAAGGTCCAGGCGATGCTCGCTCAGGACGTACATCCCTCGACCGTCAAGGTTGCTACTCGCGCGGCCGCGAACGCCCAGGAGTACACCTTCACGCCGGTCACGACGACCGTTGGGTACGTCTACGCCTTCACCGTCGATTGTGACGGTGTCGACACCGAGATTGAATACACTGTCCAAACTAGCGACACGGTCGCCTTGATTGCGACGGCATTGCAAGCGTTGCTCGATGCAATCGCGGGGGTCACGGCCACGGACAACACCGGCAGCGTGACGATTGAGCCCGACGATCCGGAGGAGCGAATCTACCTGCGTGATCTGCCTTCATCGACGATCATGACCGTGGCGGACGGCTCTGCTGATGCCGGCATCGCCGCAGATTTCGCGGCCGCGCTTGCCGCGGATCCCGATTTCTACGGCGTGGTTGCTGACACGACTTCAGCCGCCGAAATCGCAGCCCTTGCGGTCGCCGTTGCTGCCGCGGGCAAGCTAGGCGGCGCCGACTCCGTCGACTCAGACAACTACACCGGTGACGACGGCGTGGCCTACACGGTCGCGCAGACGAGCAATTACCGCTTCTACGTGCATCCGACCTACGATTCGAAGGGGCAGTTTGCGGCGGGGATCATGGCTCGGCAGTTCGCTCAGGTGCCAGGATCATCGACCTGGGCACACAAGCTCGTCTCGGGTGCGGTGGCTGACTCCTTCAGCCAATCCGAGCTTGACAACGCCCGTGACAACGGCGGGTTCGTCTACTTCTACGAGTCAGGGATCAGCCACACCCTGGATGGCAAGTCCTGCGGTGGTAGGTACCTCGATACGACTCGCGGGATCGACTGGCTCAACTCCGTCATCCACGCGAATATGCTGACGGTCATGATTTCCCACGAGAAAATCAACTACACCGACTCAGGTGCAGCTCTGTTCGAGACCTCTCTACGTCAGGCGCTGGCCTCGGCCGAAGCCGTCGGTCTGCTCGCGTCCGGCTGGACCGTGACGCGGGGGGCGGTAGCGGCTCAATCTGCCGCAGACAAGGCAGCCCGCCGATTCCCGGCGCTCAGTTGGGACGCGGTTCTAGCTGGAGCGATCCACGAAGTCAATCCCGTGTCAGGCACGGTTACCCTCTAAGGAGCTACGATCATGAGTGGCGACACCAAAGTCTATGATTCTGAAGCCGTCGACTGCATTGCAGTCACGATCCCGATTACCGATGGCAAGGCCGACACATTCGTGAAGGTCACGCCGAAAGGCCCGGCCTTCGACACCGAGGCTGGCTGCGACGGTGAGGTCACTCGATTCGCGACGCACGAGAGGCGTTGCATGATCGAGATCGGCCTCAAGCGATCCAGCCGTCATAATGCCGAGCTGGCCGCGGTGCATGCCGCCGATCGTGAGTCGACAGGTGGAGCTGGAATCGGCGGATTTCTGTTGAAGGACAACAACGGCAGCACCCTGATTGCTTGTGACCGAGCATGGATCGTCCAGCTCCCTGATTGGGAGATGGGCAAGGCCGTTGGCGATGTGACTTGGCAACTTGAGGCCGTCGTCTCGCCCCTTGCGGCGCTGCCTGGCGGTAACTGAGTAGTATTCGCCCCGGGCGCTGTGGCTGGTACTACGTCGCCCGGGGCACTTCCTAGGAGCCAAACATGGATGAGTTCGAGATCGACGGGGTTAAATTCAGGCAAAAACCCCTGAAACTGAAGCAAGCGTTGAAGGCTGAGGCCATCCTGATTCAAGCAGGTCTCCCGGCGATCGTGGCCGGCGCAACCATGCAGACCGGCGTCAGCATCGAGGCAATCAGCCTGGTGGTGCAGGGGCTTGAGCGCACGGGTGAGCTTGTCGACATTTTTGCTGCGCAGTGCGAACACGATCGTACTGGCGGCGGAACTTGGGTGGCGCTGCCACCGTTTCTCGACTCGGTCTTCGAGCGCAAGAATGCCCTGCTTCTAGCCTGGCTGATCGAGTGCATTGCTTGGCAGTTCGCCGATTTTTTCGGCGGGAATGGCCTAGCCCTAGTGGCGGCTCAGGCCAGCCTCTTAGGCTCCCGGCTGAACTCGACTGGCGAATCTGGCGCATAATTGCCGACGAACGCATGTCCGTTGGACTACAGGAGGTGCTTGAATACTGGTCGATCGTGGATCTCTACGAAGCGCATGCGGTGCTCAACGAGCTAGACCGCGCGCAAGCCCAAGCCGCAAAGGATGCCCGTGGCACTCCGTGAATTATTCGCGACATTCGGATTTGACTTCGATCAAGCGACGTTGGATCGCATGGATCGACAGGTCAATGCAGCGATCGGTCACGTCCAAGGACTCGCGCGGCGCTTCGATCTGACCTCGGCCGCCGCCCGCGCCACGGCGCCTTCAATTAGCGGAGTGACCGCGGCTGCGACCAAGGCCACGGTAGCGGTCGGTGCCCTCGGCGCGCGACTGGAGGGCATCGACGGTACCAGCAACGGATTGCGCGTGGGCAGCCAGGTACTGCAGCACTGGGCTGCGCGTGCTCGGGAGGCCGGCATCCGTGCGGGGGGACTGCGCGCGGCAATGGCCGGAGTACAGTCACGGGTAGCCAGTGCCGCTGCCGGTGATCGTGAGCTGGATGAGAGCTTCAAAGCCCTCGGGGTCGACACTCGGCGCCTGACGGAGTCCAGTCGATCTGCATCATCGGTCTGGCAGGAGATGGTCGGGCGCTTGTCCAAGGTGCGGTCCGAGGCCGAGCGCACACGCCTGGCTGTGCGGCTACTAGGCACCGAGGGCGCCACCATCGCGGCAAGAGACCTGTCACAGGGGCTCGGCACCAATCGAGTCGTGCGGCGTCTCGCCGCCCCCGCCCGGCGAATTGAAGCAGTCAAGAGTGCACCACAGCGGACGTCCGCTGCGCAGCCACCGGTGAGTACTCCAGGATTTGTTCCGCGCGTCACGCCGCGACCGGTGCAGGCCGAAGCCAGGGTACTCGGCGGCAGAGCGTCGGCGGCAGAGCTCCAGGGGCTCGTCGCGGCCATGAGAGAGGCTTCTGCCGCCGGCAGCCAGGTCGCCGGCGGCTTGGGGCGGGCAAGCACAGCGGCTCAATCATGGGCGGCCCGTGCGCGAGGGGCAGGGGTGTCCGCCGGGGAAATGCGTCGGGCGCTGGCCGATCTGACCGGCAGAGTCAACGCCGCCCGAGCGGGGGATGCCGAGCTCGGCGGGGCCTTCCAAGCCCTCGGGGTAGATCTCGAGCGCGCCAGTGCCAAGGGGCGCTACGCATCATCGGTCTGGCAGGAGATGGTCGGGCGCCTGTCGAAGGTGAGGTCCGAGGCCGATCGCGCACGACTTGCGGTGACGGTGCTGGGCGTCGCCGGAGCCAAGGTCGCAGCCCCGACGCTCGGGCGGGGTCTTGCCGAAAATAGGATTCAGCGGCGCTTGGATCGTCCGGTGCAAGCACCGACTGCTCGGGAGCTCTCTCTCTGGAATCGGCTGCGAGCGAGCGTGCGGCGCGGTGCTGACGCACTGGATCGACTGCGCCGGCGGTCCACCGGGACTGCGGCTGGACTGCGCCAGGTCCAGACCGGAGCGCAGCAGGCTGATCGCGGAGTGCGGGGGCTGGGCGCAGCTGTCAGAAGCGTGTCAAGTGGTTCGGTGCTCGGTGGCATCCTTCAGGCGTCATTCTGGACGGGGCTGGCGCGTAGCGTGGCTCGAGTCGGCACTGCCGTCGCGCGGATGGGGGTGCGGGGCGCAGCGTCGTTCGCCGGCATGATCGGGGAGGTCTCGGTCTGGCGGGATGCAGTCGAAAAAGGCCTGGGAATGATCACCGGCTACGGCGGCACCCACGGCATGCAGGTCGGCGAAAAGGAATTTGAAACCAGCGCCGACGCGGCACGTCGCCTTGGTCTCAATATCCGCACTGCGGTCGATTCCTACAAGCAACTGCGCGGAGTAGGCTTTGATCGAACCCAGGCTACCGATTTTTTGAAGCTGACCGCAGACATGAAAGCGGGCCTCGGTCTGACCGAGGAAACGATCGGCAGGGTACAGCTGGCATTCAGCCAGATCAAGGGCGCGGGCAAGCTGCAAGGAGACGAGCTCCGGCAGCTCCAAGAGACCGGGCTCAACATCGATCGAATGTGGACCAACATTGCCGAGAAAATGGGGGTAACGGTAGAGGAGGCAATGGCCCTGAAGGAAGAGGGTAAAGTCTCGGCGGACGTGGCCCTCGGAGCGATCAAGGACACTGTCCTGCAGACGCTCGGCACGACTGCCCCAGGTGAGGCCGCCGCAAAGCTAGCGACCACCACTCTGAGAGGAGCCCTCGGAAAAGCCAAGGCCGAAGCCCAGGCCTGGATCATGGATCTAGGCAAAGATCTACAGCCTGGACTGGAGCAACTACTCGGCAAGATCGGCGGTACTTTTGCGAGGCTGGCCGAGAACGGAAAGCTCGACAAGTTTCTCACGAACTTGAAGAGAATGGTGATCGACACGGTCGATCTGATCATCATCAGGTGGCCGGAGATCGAGCGCGTCATTGAGCGCACGGTCGACCTCGCCGGCAACGACCTCGGCACCATGGTCATGCACATTGATGACGTGCTGAGCTCGATGATAGACTTCGCGGATTGGGTGTTGACTAATTGGGATGAAATCAAGGTGGCGATAGTGGCAGGCGCGGTGCTGATGG